CCATTGTCTGCTTTGGGTTTGAGAGCTTGACTCAAACTCTGACGCTGTGGTATAGCACCCAAGTCAGTGGTATTGGTAGTGTATGTATTGTTCACAAAGCCCGAGCGTTGAGTTTGATTGGTTGGAGCATTGTTCAAATTGGTGCGCACTTTTTCTTCAATCTTGATCCACATACGACCATTGTAGCGGAACAGTCTGTTGGGTTTGTAATCCAATCGCAAACAATAATCACCAGCAACAGGATTTAGAGGAAAACTCACACCAGGAGTGACAGGCAAACCGTTGGGGGCTTTGCCGTCGCCAGTGAGATATCCTGCGGTGTATCCGTCTGCTCGTGGTGTGACATTCATGCCTCCTTGTGTACCATCCACTGTGGTGCCGTCAATTGTGCTCAGGCTGGTCGGATTGGCAGGCTGCCCATCTTCTGTGGTGGCCACCACATAAAACTTTTCAACGTCATATCCACTGAGAGGCACTTCAACATCGGCTTGTGCAAGTATATCGTCGTTGATCTGTTGATCTTTGGGTCTGGTACTCTGCATGTCAGAGATTGTAGGCGGAGTATATTCAGACCAGTAAGTGGTGTCTGTAATGTCTGTGCCAGCAGGCACATTTCTGGTGGCTCGATAATACACATCACCGTAATTCACAATGCTACCACCGGGATAAAAATCACCTGGATCCCAAATGTATTCAGCCACAAATGGCTTGTCTAGTATGCTGTTGTATTCTTGTGCATTGGTCAGCGGCGTGGCTTTCACACGCCACAAGTGTGGCAACCAAGTTTGGCTGAAGCCTTCTGACGCAAAGTTAGCATCCTGAATCACATAGTATCTAGGCAAGGCCAGGGGCAAGGCAGCGTTTAGGGGGTTGTAATCTTTCAAATTTGGCACTTCAATCACATCACCGTTCATGAGCTTGCGACCAAATGTGTCAATCATGTCGTTGTAGTGGAACGTTACAAACAAGGTATCGGAGTTTAAAAACAATCCAAACTGTGTCAAGTCAAAGTCCACATCCTGCACACGATACACACCACGCATGACGTAGATGTCTGGATCATAGATTCTATCACGGTTTTCCAGCAACAGCAAGTCTTGAATGTTTAGCGGACTTTGCGTGTCATAAATGGGCTGAGTGATATCATAGTTGCCTGAAAGTGCAGAGTCGTCTCCACCAGTTTGAGGGCCCATGTATTTGTGAACATAGATATCCAAGCCGCCCACAGTGTACATTTCACTGATGGTGCGGTCCAGAAATTGGTAATCTCTTGTGCGATTTGGGCGGTATAAACTTAAACGTGGCATAGTGTATATTTATGGGCAGGTTGACCAATAATTTCCAACCTGCTATACTTTGGGTATGAAAGTAGTAAAACTAAACCGCAGATTCCGCCAATACAAAAAACACGGGCATGTGATTGCTGTGCGATGTGATAGTTGGCTGGGGGAAGGCGTTCCTCTTGAAAAAATATGCGATACCAAACTGGGAGCCCAAGGCTACATGCCCGACAATGACTGGCATGCATATTTTGGCAAGGCTAACGGATACGGTCGTCGCCCGTTTTGGATCACATTCCGCCGGGAATCAGATCTTACTTTAGTACTACTTTCTGCCCAATTGACCAATAAATCCTAACGTGCTATAATACACACTTGTTCACTACAGGAGCCCGTATGCAAAAGGCAGCAAATTTTGTTGCAAAGTACTCTACTGCCAACAAGTCCAAAGCAGTGGTGCCCTATGACCTAATAAAAGCCACAGAAAAATGGGTGGAGTACAGCCTGGACATTGTGGATATGAATCGTATTTTGATGCAGTCAGACTTTGACACCAAATGGCGGCTGATGGAGGCTCTTGATGTTGCAGAGCGCAAGAGAAAGTACATGTACAACCACAAAAACTTTAAACTCAAACGTGCCACGCAATTGTTTGAACTCTGCCGAGATTTACCTGTAAAATAAGTAAGGACACATATGAGCACCACATACAAAATTAAACTGCTAAATCCCCGCAGTTCCGACACCAACATCTTGGGCATGGAGCCAACTTGGCAGGTCCAGCCCACAGAGTATCGCACCAGTCGACTGAGCAAAGCATTCTCTTGGTACAACTATTTCTACGGCAAAAAAGACGCCCGGGATATGATTGTGAACTACCTGGAAGCACATGACCGCAAGGCAGATGTGCGACTGCTCAAAGGCATTCCGGATTCAGCAATTCGACTAACAACAGGTTGGTTGTGCCGCATGAGCATGGTGGGCTTGGAACTGCATAACACAGAACAGCTCAAACTGGAAAATCAACTGAGAGAAATACTGGACAGCAAGCAAAACGAAGTCACAGAAGTAACAGAAGAGCCGGCTGTGGCCAAACCCAACATCCAGGACCGCCTGCGTGAAAAAGCGTCAGAGTGCAACGGTGAACTGGATGGCATGTTTGACGAGTTCATGTTGAGCGGTGCTAAAATGACAGCGGACTTCAAGCCTGTCACAATCATGCGTGGGCTTAATGTAGCACCGCAAATGATCAGCCAAATTTTAGACAACTGGAAACGCAAACTTTCAGAGTTTGAAGCAGTGGTTGAAGGCAAGGATGCACAACTGGTGGAAGCATACAGTTACCTTTCTAAAATCCAACTGCGCAACGTGATCAAGTTTTGCGAAGCAGTGGTCAACGACTGCGGTGCTTATGTGCAGATCAAGAAAGTGGAACGCAAGCCGCGCAAGGTCAAAGCAGTGCCACCTGAAAAACGTGCGGCCAAGTTCAAGATGCAGGCAGAATTTGCAGAACTTAAACTCAAGAGCCAGCCAGCCGCAAGCCTGGTGGACAAAACAGAAGCTTGGTTGTATGACAGTAAAAAGCGCAAGCTCATCCACCTTGTGGCAGACAGCCACACACAGGCATTCACTGTAAAGAACAACTCAATCATTGGGTTTTCGACTGTGGAAACAGTACAAAAGACTCTGCGCAAGCCAGCAGAACAGCTGAAGGGTATTGTGGGTGCAGGCAAGCCCGCCGCCCGTAAAGCATTCAAGGATATCAAAGCCACAGAAACTGCATGGAACGCCCGTGGCACAGAGAACTTGATCATCCTTAAGAGTTGGTAAATATCGGCATGCAATTTATTCCAGACGAGGATCCAAGTGATCCTCGTGTCTTTGTGCCCAATGTTGAATTTTACATAACCAATGTTTGTAATTTGGCCTGTCCAGATTGCAATCGATTCAACAATTATAATTTTCGTGGCTGGCAAGATTGGCACGACTATGCAGAACAATATCAACAATGGGCCAAGTATATCAAACTGCAACGGATAACTATCCTTGGTGGAGAACCATTGTTGAATCCCTCTATATGTGATTGGATTGATGGAATCAATCAATTGTGGGGTAAAACAGTCCAGGTACTCACAAACGGAACCCGTTTAAATCATGTGCCAAATTTGTATGACCGCATGATCAAATTTCACGATCCGGCTTTGCCTTGGAAAAAAAACTGGATCGGAGTTAGCATACACAATGAAAACGATAGACAACGATGCTTTGATGAAATACGCAAGTTTCTTAAAGGCACAATCACCTATCATGCAAAAACTGATCTTGACAATGAAGATAATGCAGTGACTTATGGTGCAAATCATGCATTTATAGACAGCAATGGCATGAGAATATGTGTATGGGAATACGATTCTTTTTACAAGGCCTCAATACAACAAAATACTCAAGGTAAATTTATTTTATGGGACAATGATCCAATTGAATCGCACAACCAGTGCGGGTTTGTGCTAAACAAATGCTATCATTTTATAAAAGCCAAATTATACAAATGCGGTCCAGTGGCGTTATTTCCTGAGTTTGATCAACAGCACCACTTAAATATAACTGATCAGGACCGTGAACTGATCAATGGGTATCAGCCGCTGAGTGTTGATCAGTTTGATCAAAGAGGTAAAGTATTTTTAGATCATATAGATGATGTAATCCCTCAGTGTAAATTTTGTCCAAATGGCAGTCAGTTTGCGGGCAAAAAAATATTTGCAGTAAGCAAAAAAATTAATTCAGTTAGTGGGTTTGATTGATATGAAAACAGTATTATTGACTTTTGGAGACAGTTGGCCACAGGGGGTGGAGCTTGGCGATGGAAAACGCTATGGTGAAATTCTACAAGAACAAATGAAGTTTGATGAATTTTATAACTATGGTCTTGGCGGCACTAGCAATGAACACATGCTACGACAATTGCAAAAATACGTTGATGAGCATCACACGCCCGACCACAAAACAACTGCAATTTTTTTCTT